GAGATGCTAAATTTTTATGCTACTGCCAATACTCCTAGATGGCAGGCTATAGGTGCGGAAGGGTCTGATTCAGATGTTGCAGCATTATTTTCTGATATGGCTGATTATATTTGGTATAGTTCAGATGGGGGGACTCAATATGGTAATGCTATTAATAATGCTATTACTAAATCTATTGGTTGGATGATGGTTACTGTTAATCAAAATGCTGATAATGGTATGGGGGAAGTAGAATTACAACAACCAGAGCCTTTTGATATATATGTAGATCCTAAAGCAAGAGATATATTATTTAGGGATGCAGCTTTTATATTAGTTCGTAAGGTGATGCCGAAAGGACATCTGAAATCATTATTCCCGCAATATGCTCGTAAAATAGATAAGGCTGGAAGTGATGAGGGCGGAGAAAATAATTTCTCTGAAAAGGCTATAGGTGGGTTAAGGAAGGATTTCAGTTACAAAGATATATCAGGTGCTGAGGCAATTGATCCTAAAGATGGTGAATCAGATCAACTAATTGAATTTTTCGAGTTATACGAAAAAATTAAGATCTCCTATATGAATGTCTTCTATCAAGTACCCCCAGATCCAAAAACAATGCGTATGATAGCAGAACAAGTTGATATCAGACTAGCTGAACTGAAGGCAGAGATGGATGTCCGAGCTTTAGAACAAGTAACAGAATTAGGTAAACAACTAGAGCAGGGTGCAATACTTGAGGAAAGATATAAATTAGAAGTATACAATATTGAAAAACAAAATGAACAAGCCTTAACACAGGCAAAACAGGAAATGCAGGATAAACTCTCGGCTGAACAATCTAAAATAGAAAATAGGGTTATGTCAGAAAAAGAGTTTGATGTTTTAATGGAGGATCAACTTTTTGCAAAAAATGTTGTAGATACGATTCAGTTCTATGGTAATAGGGTACGACAAACTTGTACAGCAGGAACTACATTATTATATGAAAAGGTATTACCAGAAAATGTTACAGAATATCCACTGGTACCGTTTCATTATAAATGGACTGGAACACCTTATCCGGTTAGTGCAGTATCTCCACTAATTGGGAAGCAAAGAGAAATTAATAAATCACATCAGATTATGGTGCACAATGCATCATTGGGGAGCAGTTTAAGATGGATGTACGAAGAGGGGTCTATTGATACAGACTATTGGGAGAAATACTCCTCATCTCCTGGCGCGTTATTGCCAATTCGTCCTGGTGCTGCACCACCGACTCCTGTGCAACCTATGCCATTATCTAATGCTTTCTTTACTATTGTACAGGAAGGTAAAGGAGATATGGAATACTTAGCTGGTATATATGGAGCTATGCAGGGAGATACCAAGCAACAACATGATACATTTCGTGGTATGATGGCATTAGATGAATATGGGACAAGGCGTGTCAAGCAATGGATGAAAAATGCTATCGAACCTGCTTTAAAACAATTAGGTATTGTTACTATGCAGTTTTCTCAGGCAGTATATACAGCACATAAAGTATTTAGAGTTGTACAACCCAATGCTCTCCAGGAACAGCGAACAGTAGAGATAAATATTCCAATGTATAATGATTATGGTGAGGCAATTGGTAAATTTCATGATTATGCTACAGCTAAATTTGATATTCGTATAGTAGCTGGATCTACATTACCTGTTAATAGGTGGGCATATTTAGCAGAATTAAAAGAATTATTACAGCTTGGGATTGTAGATGATATAGCTGTATTAGCGGAGACAGATTTGAGAAATAAAGAACAAATTGCAAAGAGAAAAAGTGTTTATGCTAAACTTAATAGTTCTTTGAAGCAGTCTACTGAGAAGATTAAAGATCTTCAGGGAACAATTGAAACTCTTGAACGTCAACTTGTGCAGGCTGGTATTAAAGGTAAGATTATGCAGGCTGAAGTTGAGATCAATAAGCAGAAGGTTGAAGTGAAGGGAGAAGAAAAAGACGCATTGCGTCAGACACAGGCTGAGCAGAAATTATTACGAGGTACTATGAAGCAGGAAGCTGAATCTGGGAAAGACAAAATGGAAACAGAAGAAGAGCGTCAAAAGATTAGATTAGAGGGAGAAGTAAATAAATTAATAAATACGTTGCAAAATAATACTAAAGAGTAGTATTTTCAACATAAATCAATAACAAGATAAGGAGAGATAGAATGGCAGAAGTACAAAAAGGTGGCAACTCTGAACAGTCAGGCCCCACTACTGAAGACTTCTTCAACGCACTGGAAAGTGAAGTAAATTCTGGTGTATTAGACGAACCAATCACTGAAGTAACCCAACCACAAACGGAGGACGCCCCCGTGGTAACTCCTCCACTACCCGTGGAAGGCTCTGAAAAAAGCGTGAATTGGGAGAAGCGGTATAAGGATTCAACTCGTGAAGCTCAGAATATGAATAATGAGCTGACAGATTTAAGGCCTTTCGTACCGATTCTCGACGCAATGAAACACGATAGCGGTCTTGTAGATCACGTTCGTGATTATCTGCAGTCTGGTGGTAAACCGGCACAGAGTGTCCAAGATAGACTAAAACTAGATGATGACTTTGTCTATGATGCCCATGATGCTGTTACTGATCCCGAATCAGATTCTGCAAAAGTAATGCAGGAACATATTAACACAGCAGTTAATAAACGGGCTAAACAGCTTCTTACTAATGAACGTCAACGGAATGTTAAGGTCCAAGCGGACATTGACAGAAAGAAGATGGAAATTGAGTTTAAGAAACGTCATGGTATGACAGATGAAGGCTTTAAAGGAATGGTCGAGAAAGCAAAGGGACATGTTATGACCTTGGATGATATTCATTTTCTTTTGAATAGAGACCAGTCGAATAAAAATGTTGCTAATGCTACAAAAAAGGACATGTTAAGTCAAATGCAGAACGTCAGGAATGTACCTACAAGTGCTAGCGGAGCTAGCAGTACTCATGTGGATGTAAACCCAGAAGATATGATGTTTGAATCCATATTGAATATTGATAACGAAGTAGATACACTGTTTGACGACTAAGAATCTTTCGGGATTAATCGTCAGACAATAACCATAATACGTTTAGGAGGTTAATCCTATGGCTGATTTATTTAGCGTACGATATCCTAGTACTGACCTAACTGTACCTGATGACTTTGCAGGTAGTATCAATGATGCTACCAACTTAGTAACAGGTGATATTAGGCGTAAGTACAATTTTGGAAATCGTGTGTCCGAATTAGCGATTGCCCAGGATCCGTTTTTTAGATTCCTGAGCATGACTTCAAAAAAGCCTACCGACGATCCTCAGTTTAAGTATGCTGAGAAACGTGGTAGCTGGCATAAAAGATATGCCTACGTAATTGGTTGGGTAAATAGTACAGGTGCCGATATTTTTAACGACGCTGAAATTAAAGACCAATCAGGGACGGCTCTGGTCGCAGGTACAACAACTGAGTTGTATATGGCTTGCGATTATGAGAATAAAGGTAATATTCAGAATGTCTATGGGCAGTCAACAAACGCAATCACCGTTGGTGGTGGCGATACTGCTCCAGGATTCTTCTTACCGGATCAAGTAATCAAGGTCAACCTAAGTGCAACTGCAACAGGTGGCGCAGCAATAGCGGGCTATGCTCTTCTTAGAGTTAAAGCCGTTGCTTCTGCAGCTGCTACCACTGCATTCGCAGGTTGGGATCTTTCAACAGGTGCCGCAACCAGTAGTACAGCAAAGAGTGCCGTAAAACTTTCATGTGAAGTTGTACGTGCTCCTGAAAGTGCTGCTGTGGAACTTTGTTCTTTCAGATCTGATAAACCATTGGAGGGTGTATACAGCGCTAATATCGCTGAAGTACTCGAAGCTGGTCGTTCATATGTAGTGGGCAATGCTCACCTGGAAGGATCTGGTTATCCAGACACTTGGAAAGATCAACCTTACTCATTCAACCATGGCCAGACTCAAATCTGGAAAACATCCATGGCAATGACAAATACTGCAAGAGCAACAAACTTGAAGTATGATGCCAGTGAATGGGCACGGATCTGGAAAGAAAAGCTCATTGAGCATAAGTGGGATATCGAGCAATCATTACTGTTTGGAGCCCAAGCATCATCTAATGACTACAACTACACACAGGGTGCAGTTGATTTTGTCTTGAATCATGGTAATGTATTCTCCTTGAATACATCCACCAAGACAGCAGATGATTTCTTGGATGACTTATCCAGTTATTCTGATCCTCGGTATAACAATTCACAAGCAACCGTATTCTTCTGTGATACAGCCACATATAATTGGCTACACAAATTGGGTGGGTATTTCAAGAACAATCTTGAAGTTTCTCCTCAGTTCCGTGCTGATATGGCTATCTCAGGTAAAAAGAAAGCTTTCGGTGTGGACATTACAACCATTAGTACACCTTACGGTGACATTAATGCTGCTCGTAATATCCACCTGGATGGTAGTTCTGTGAATATCATAGGCATAAATATGAAGTACTGTGCATATCGTCCACTTAGTGGAAATGGTGTGAACCGTGATACTTCCGTTTATGTAGGCGTACAGACACTTGAAAACAGTGGCATTGATCGTCGGGTAGACCTAATCCTTACCGAAGCTGGTATGGAATGGCAAATGCCTGAAGCTCATGCTATCTGGAAAGCATAAAGGAGACTAATCATGGCAAATCCATTATATGGATCGAATCAAGTTGATAATGATATGGACCTTTATGGAAGAGGTCTGCGTCAAGTTATATCTGTTGCAGCAGGTGTTCATCAGCAATTAAGAGCTGATGAGACTGGTGCATTAGTAGTTTTAGCTGCAAATAGCACGGAAGTTACACTTCCAGCTGCTGCAGCAGGACTGAACTTCCAATTCATCTTCTCAGCTCATGCAACAGCTGCATGTCGAGTAAATACATCAGCTGCAGATGATTTTGTTGGTAGTTTAAACGCTAATACTGGTGCCGGTGATATTGCTGTTGACGGTGATGTTAGTATAGATACAGGCTCAGCTACTGTAGCAGGCGATTACGTAAGTGTCGTAAGCGATGGTACTGACTGGTTTATAGTTGACAGCATGAGTTCAGCAACCACTAATGGCCTAGTAATGGCTTAAGGAGGTATGACATGGCTGTATTAGCGAAAATACAGAAGCCTGCCATAGGCCCCCAATGGAATGTTATAAAGGATCTCCCTAGTGGAGGTGCTGCATCTGTTGAAGGAGTTACTCTTTTATCAGAAGCTGGATCTACTGCTGTAACATTAGCAGATGGATCTTATAACGGTCAAATGGCATTATTAGTCAATAGCGGAGCAAGTGGTAACAAGGTTGTTACCCCTGTTTCAATGCTAGGATTAACTAATGTCACATTAGTCACACTAAAATCATGTTTATTCACATGGGTGGATGATGGTACTAGTGCTGGCTGGGCTGCTGTAGGCGTAAACGCATAAGCAAGCAAACTAGGTGGAGCTCGTCTCTCTGGGAAATCTTCTCTCCCCAAGGGGGCGAGCAAAGCCTAATAAAGGAAACATAGATGGCAACATTTCAAGCAAAGGTGGAGGGAATAACACAATTGACTGTTGGTACTACGCCTACAACGGGAGAGTTGACTCAATTTTTAGTAGACGGAGTAAAAGAAGTGGTAAATCGTATCATTACAATTAGGCCTGACGAACTTAATAAATTTACTACGTCCACACATGATGCAACAGATGACGGTATTACTTCGGCAGGGAGAATATTATCTGTTGTTCGAGAACATGACAATGTAAGCATATTACGTAACTGCACACTTATTGCTCCAGGAGATAGGTACGCAGCGTCTGATTTAACCAGTTTAAGATATAGATCAAAATATAATCCTGGCTTTTATGAGTTGGCTGGTAAAATTTATACCATTCCAGCTGCTGCTGCAGGTAATAACGACGCTATTGTTACACAAGTTGCGTATTATCAACCAGCATTTGACGATGTTAGTATTAACAATTTTCCAAGTGAATATGAATATTTAGTTGCATTATATGCATCACTTAGATCTTTACATGCTGCTATGGGAGTTAAGGTGACAACAACATTAGATACATTTGAGCCACTTCCAATATCACCTACATTTGATTTTTCTGTTATAACACAAGCATTAACGGCAATGACCATTCCGTCTGGAGTTATTTTGCCAACATTAACGTTTGATAGTTTTCCTGGAGTTACTTGGTCGTTTCCTACAATACCTATTGTACCCAGTACTAGTGCGGTCAGTGTTGCTGATTTTTCCGAATCCGAACCATCTTATATTGCTCCAGTTGTAGTATTACAATCAGCCCCTGTTATTAGTGATTTATCTATTACTGCAGTATCACCGGATGCAGTTAGTGATCCCGTTATAAATTCTCCTGGAGTGGTAAGGGAGATATTAGTGGAGATATTCCTATATATTCCAAACCAAGTGTATTAACAGGTACTTTAGATACATATGCAGCTTTTACTGGAACATTAGGCAATTTAACTGTAACAGCATCGGTTCCAGTCATACCTACATTATCAACCTCATCTGTAACTATTACGGGAACAGCTCCTAATTATATAACCCCACCTAGTGCGGTTTTATCTACATTTGCAGCTTTTAGTGGTACATTGGATGATTTAAATATCACAGTAGTTCCTCCTGATGCTATATCTGATCCTGCTATTGAATCATCAGGGGTTGAAACAACGGATAAAGGAGATATTAGTGGGGATGTTCCAACATATACCAAACCATCTACTAGTATAGTGGCAACACCTCCTACAACACCTACATTGGAGACATTGGATGCTTTTAATTTAATAGCAGTTACTCCAGATGATCCATCATTAAGTACATTATCAACATTCAATCTTGTTGTATCAACTCCCAGTTTAACAATAGTATCATATGATACAGCAGAGGGTGCTCCTACAGATATTACTGCTGCTAATG